TGAGGTAGGCGGTACGGTTGCCCAGCTGACGCGCCTGAACGTTGGAGATGCCATCGGCACCGCCCACGACCGGGTCGGTCTGTTCGATCTGATAGATGCCAGGCTCCCACTGGGCGGTTTCTTTCAGATTTGCCATATTTCCTCCTTTTAGAAGATTATCGTCCACGTGCCGACGATCTCGATGTCATCGGCTTTTTCAATGACACCACGCACCTTGCGGGCAAAAAGAGTGCCATCAGAGCAAATGAGGCCGAACTCACGCAACTGCTTTCCGTTGGCTTCGCCCTTGCCTATGGTGAAGGCAAAGCGCACACGACCGGCCGCCGGATAGCTGTGTCCGGAAATATTTTTGATATAGGCGTTCTTCAGCTCGGTATCCGAGGGAGTCGGGCCGTTGCCATCAGTACCTACGCCGATACTGGTGACGGTTTTTCCCTTGCCATCGCCGCCAAGCAGGGAAGCCAGGGCCGTCCGCGCTACGGTCATGATCATGTTGTGGTCGCGGTAGCTTTCCTCCAGCTTTCCATCCCGAAAGATGCGAAGCTCGAAGTCACCGCGAAGCGGCAGATTTTCCTCAAAAAGCATACGATTCCTCCCGAACGTTGAAGTTTATAGAACCGTCATAGGCATGGACGTTGTTGTAGGAGCAGAAGCGCCGCACCAGCAGTTCCAGGTTCTCTTCCGGATAGCTGCTCTCCAGCAGGGCCGCCTCGTTTATGCCGTAGGAGTACGAGCCATCATGCCGGTGTACGCCGTCATAGCGCAGCTCGCAGCGCACCACTTCTTCCAGCTCTGCCGTAAGGCCGAAGCGGAACTCTTCGAGCTGGTTTTCATAAAGATGCCCGCTGGCACGGTGGAAGCGGTATGTTTCCGAACCGTTATGGCGGAAGGTTCTGTCGTACCGGCGGAAGCTCGCGTTATCGTGCAGGATGGAGCCGTTGTAGGTGGGGAAGCCCCACACATACACATCTTCCATCGAAGGGCAGGCCTTCAGGCTGTCCATGGCATCCAGCATCTCTGCGGAATCTTCGATAGTGGCTCTCCAGCTCAAGGCTCGCAGATGGGAGCGCACGTTCTTCCACACTTCCACCGCCGCCCGGATGCGCCGCATGGCTTCGATGGAAATGCCTGCCGAGGCACCGAGATCCACTTCCACATCGAAGTACGCCCAGCGGTTGCCCACCGAATATTCTTCGGCTCCGTCATGGACTATCTCGCCATCGTAGCGGCACACACTGGCCCCTTCGATGATCCGGGCATCGGCATAGCCCAGCACACGAAGGGCTTCGGCCACGGCCCACGGTGTACCCTTGCGCCGATGCATCAGAAGCGAGCTGTTCACCATCCGGCGCTTGTCCTCGTAAGACTGCGCTATCTCGTAGCCGTCCACATGGAGCTGCCAGGCCAGAAGGTCGAGCACGTTCTCAGGCAGGTCGGGCAGGCCGCCGGCCTTTTCTGCCAGCCGTGCCAGCGGAGCGAACAGCCCCTCTTCAGACACTCTGGCCAAGCGGGCGAACAAGAGCAGTTCCGGAACTGCCTTCGTGGCGGCCGCCAGCTCCGGATCCAGAGCCTGCACTATGGCAGCCATCCCCGGATCGGCGGAAAGGCTTTCGGGCACCAGGTCAAGAATCGAAGGGGAAGCCAGGTTCAGCGCCATCAGTCATCCTCCAGTCCGCCAAAGGTCAGCTCGAGGGAAAGTTCTCTGGCCACTTGAACGTTGCCCAAAGTTGTGAAGGTCGGGCTTTCCAGTTCGATACGCTTGGCGCCTGCCTGCTCCACAAGGCTGATCAGCTTTGTGGGATTGATATCGCGGCCAGGCTTGGCCCGCTGCCACAGTCGGTACGTTTCAAGCGCTTCGCCCACGGCCTGCGTCACAGAGGCAAGCAGCACGGCGTTGCTCTTGCCCAGGTACCATTGCCCCTTCACAGAGTACGGAACCGTATCCGGAGCGCTCACCGTCACGGTATCGGTCAGCGGGCGCACCGTCTCTCCGGAGATGGCCTCCTTCACAAGGGAAACCATTGCTTCATCCGGAAGCTCTCCGCCGGTAAGCACAAAGCGCACGTCAACGGTGCCCGCCACAGGGCTGTGGATGACCACTTCCTCGATGTCAGGGCTCACAGCCAGCACATGGGCACGATACGCACCTTCCGAGCCAGCGCAGGAATAGCTCTCCGGAGCAAGGCGGATACGCTCCCGAAAACGCTCATCCCCTTCTGCGTCTGCCCCTTCCTGCGTCTGTGTGACGTTCCGGGCTGAAGCCACATACGGCAGGGAATCCAGCATCAGCGAAACCTGTCCGGCCATAAGGCCGTTGGCGGCAGTTCCGGCATCGGTGGCCAGCGCAGGCACCACGGCCGAAAGCTTGCCGGCCGCAATGCTCACCGTTCCGGAAGTGCGGAAGATGACCTTGCCGTCCTTCGTGGCCACGCGAGTCCCGGTAGGAATGGCCACTTCAAAATCCATGGCTCCGGAAAGTCGGAACTCCATGGAGCAGCGTGCCGGTTGCGCCTCGATGCGCTTCACGCCCATCAGGTCGCCAAGGTGGTCGAGGTGGGCACCAGTGGCATAGGCCAGCAGGTTCTGCTTGGCGGCCAGGTCTATCATCGCGTTCTGCACGGCCACCACATAGGAAAGCGACTTCAAAAGAAGTGTCACCGGGTCGCCAGGGTAAAGAGTGCGGCCGGTCTGGTTTTCATAGGAAGCCAGCACCTTCTGCAGAATGACGGAAGGGTCTTTTTCAGCGAACAGAACTTCGGGCAGATTCATAGAACAACACCATCCTTCAGGCTGAAATCGATACAGGGAACCACATGGCCATCCATGCCGCCGTCCACGGCCTGAAGGCGTATGCTTTCCACCTTCACCCGAGGTTCATATTTTTCTATGGCATCGGTGAGCCGGGCTATCAGCCGGGCTGTGGCAAAAGGCACAGGCGCATCGATATAGGCAGGGTCATGGGCGAAACTGCGGTCGAGCGGAAGAGAACCGGCCATCGTGAGCACGATCATCCGGATGTTCTGCGCCACGGCCTCCATGCCGGTGGCTCCGATGACAATGGGAAAAGGCATGGCCAAAACCTGCATCACACATACTCCTTCAGCTCCAGCGCCACATCGATGCAGAACGGGCCGAACTCGCCCTTTCCGCGCCACTTTTCCGTACACTTCTCAATGACCACGTTGCCAAAGCGCACACCGGCCAGCATGAAGGGCACCACCACACCGTTGCGGCACAGGTTGGCCAACCTCTCGAAGTCCAGTTCCGGATCCACGCCGCCCATCTCCACAAGACGGATGGACATGGAAAAACTGTCCAGCTCCTCGCTCAGATATTCCAGCCTGGGCTTCGCTCCCTGCACATAGTGCGTCTCGAACCGTGCAGAAACGGAGCGCTGGAAATCATTCGGCGTCCGCACGAAATCGGAGCTGACTTCAAACACGATATCTCCCAGAGAACCGATCTTCATAAAAACTCCTTACTGCGGCCCGGAGGTGCCACCGTCCGGGCAGGTGTGCGTGTGGCCCATGAGGCTTATGCTGCCGGCGGTCACATCGCCGGTGCTGTCCACACGGCCTTCCACGGAAACTTCGCCCTGCATCTTGAAGGTGCCGGCAGATCCGTCATAACCGGCGGAAGAGATGGCCCCGTTCAGAACGATGGCCGGAGCCTTGATCATGACCTGCAGGCCCATTGCCACCAGAAACTGTATCTGGGTAATATCGTTCGTGGTACGGGTGATCAGACTGGCTGTGGAAAAGCGGCCGATCTCATACTTCCCGAAATCCGTCACCTGATGGAATACCTTTTCCCGTACAGTAAAGCTGAAATTGGAAGCCAGCCGCGCAGAGAAGTACCCGACAACGATTGCAAGTACCGCGCTTCCCAGCGCACAGCCCAGCATTTTCCCTCCGGCTGCCCAGACATCTGCAATTGCACTTCCGGGCGTCACGATCAGCAAAGTGATATCACTCATAAAATCAGGCAAAGTCAGATCGAACCATACCTGGCCGCCGACCAGCAGCA